GTAAACTCCACCGTTTGCTAGATGATTAAATATAGGAATAGTTTCAGCCAAGTTTTTAGAAATTTCTCTAAAATTAATAGAGCCTGGATCAATACCACTTAATGTTGATAGCGCATTAGCCAATGGTTCTAACGCCATCGCAAATCTTTCCATTCCTGTTACTAATTCATTACCTTTCGATCCAGTTAATGGCTCAAATTCATTGATTAATTTTGATATAATGCTTTCTTTTTCAACTGTTCCACCAAACAATGAAGTGAAAAACCCTCTTACTCTATCGCCAACGCCTTCTTTAACATCTATTGCGAAAAAATTTGTAACAGCTGATACTAAATCGCTAATACCAGATCCAAGGTTTAATTTAGAAATTTCAGTTAATCTTTTAAGTGCGTCTGGAGTTATCGCAGTAATAGAATTACTAAACATTTTAAATGCATTAACCAATCCTCCGCCGCCACTTCCTTTTAATTTCTCCAACCAAGATAAGCCAACATCTCCGAGCGTAAGACCTATCATTAATCCAGAAATGCCTGCGCCGATAGCAGTCATTATAGCAAATATACCAACACCCGCCATTACTGCAGCCGCTGGAGATCCAGCCACTCCTAAGAGTGTTCCTAATCCTACGCCAGCTCCTAGTATTCCAACGAGGGCAGTAATAGAATTTTCGTTATTTAATTCACCGATAGAATCATTAAACATTTTAAACGCATTAACTAATCCACCACTGCCTGATTTTAATGAGCTCATCCAAGACATTGCAATGTCGCCAGCTGTAAGACCTATCATTAAACCGGATATACCTGCACCGATACCGGCCATTATAGTTGTAACTCGAGTTGCTGCACCTATACCAGATCCTCGCCCAAATACAGCTGCAAGACCTCCAACTCCTAAAATTCCTACTAATGCCGCCGTTCCACCTATTGTTAATTCGCCAATAGCATCACTAAACATTTTAAAAGCTGTTGGTAATCCACCACCTGAAAACCCTACTGCAGAATTGAGCCAGTCTATGCCAGCACCGCCAACACCTAATCCAAGCATTAATCCTGCTATACCTGCACCAATTCCTGTCATTGTGGCGGCAACTCGAGTTGCTGCAGCTACACCAGATCCTCGCCCAAATACAGCTGCTCCAGTTGCAGCGCCAAGTATACCTACCATAGCTGTTATTGCGCCTGGTGTTAATTCACCAATTACATCAGAGAAACCGCCCATTACTGTTTTTAGTGATGAAAAGTTTATATCACCACCCAATGCAGAAACGCCACTGAATAATAGATCCCCAGCTAACAATCCGCCTAAGAAACCAGAAATGCCTGCACCCATAGCACCTAAACCAACGGCAGCACTCGTACCACCTTTTAAACCTGCTAAAGCACTTATACCCATAATACCGCCAAGAACCGCGAGAGCCTTAGGATCAATTTCTAAAATCATATCAGAGAACCCTGACATAACCTCTTTCATAGAAGAAAATTTCATATCACCGCCAAGAGCTGATACTCCACTAAACACTAAATCACCAGCCATAAGACCGCCGAGAAATGCCGATATGGCAAATCCCATAGACCCTAATCCAATTGCAGCTTTTTTACCACCAATAGCAGATATCCCCATGATGCCGCCGAGGACAATAAATGATTTAGGATCCATTCCAATGATCATATCTGAAAAACCTAAGGCCGCAGATTTTAAATTATCAAACTTAAAACTGGCTCCCATCGATTCAAGCCAACCCAAAGTAGCATCACCAGCAACTAAACCACCAAAAAATGCTGATAAGCCGAGACCCATCATGGCTAACCCGCTAGCCCCCTTTGCAAGGCCGATCCCGGCAGCACCTATACCAAGGCCGACGGGAAGACTAAAACCACCCTTACTAGCATTGCTTGGCGCAGCTGCAGGGGATCCGCTCGAAGATGATTGATACATTGGCTGTGGGCTTACAGACGCCCTACTAGCATCTCCTAAGGTTGTTGCTCTTTCCTGTGCCGATAACATTTTCTGCAGCATACTATTTTGTTCGGCAAGCAAATCAACTTGCCGATTATCAATTTGCACCATAGAAGATAACATAGCACCTTGCTGCGATATGTTAATATCAATAGAGTCTAATACAATTTTAAGATCTTCAAACGTTGCCATTTATTTTCTTCTTTGCTTTTCTTCTTGTTGCTTTATAAAATTAATTAACATATCAAAATACAAATCTCTTTCAAAAGGTATCATTTTTTCTAATTCATCGACCGAATATTTATGATGTTGAACCATTCCAAAAATTTTATCATAATAAATCGAAAGGTTCGTATGGCTCAACATCAGATAAAAAAAGTTTGGGTTCCTTGTATTACAAAGGTTTTGTTATCGCCGTTTTTATTTACGTATTCAACTTCGTGTCTTACTTTTGGTATCGTGTCAAAAAACTCTTTCATCTTTTTCACAACGTCGTTATGTAAACTTTCGATAAAGTCGTCAACTTCTTTTTTATTAAAATCTTTAAAGTTAAACACATCTTCTTCTGATGCTAATTTGTCTAAACAGCAAAGCATGATATCGTAATTTCTTTCGGTTTCAGACTTATCCTCGTTTAAAAGAACAAAAAAGTCTTCGGCCGTAGGGTATTTTAAAAACAATACATAATCTTTTGATACTTCAATTTGGTTTGTATGGTTCTCAGGTTTTTCAATTTTTACTTGTGTTAAATCTAATTCTAATTCAATTGATTCTTCAGTGTCTGGGTCTTCTATTTTAAACTTTACAATATTATCAACAGACTTGGAACGAATTGATATTAATAAGTATTCTAAATCAACAAGTGATAAAGAATCAATACTATCTTCAAGCAGGCAGTTATTTACAATTTGTTTAATTGAACTTATAATTTGTTCTGTGTCTTTTGATTCTTGAGCAATTAAAAGAATTTTTTCTTCTTTTACTGTAAAAGGCCGATACTTAACTTTTTTATCATTAGATGGTAACGAAAGCTCATATATCGGCATGTCAATCTTTGGTAGTGGCATTGTGTATTATCTCCTCAATTAAAATATATTTCGCAAACCGTTTAGTCCAGATTTGATTTGCGAAAACGAATTATTTATGTTATTTTTCAAGTTACCAAGTTTAGTAAATGCATTTATTGAATCTTGAACTGAAATTGGTAAATTACCCTGCCCAATTACCTGGGCATTTGATCCTAAAGTATTTACATATTCTACAAAGCCAGTACCTCGCGCAAACCTTTCAGTCGGAATACCTTGTCTTGAACTTGACACTGACATATGAGCATATGTAAAGTTAACTGTAGAAGTTGCAAAAGAATCGTTGTCTGCCCAGGATACGTCAACACCGCTTACCTGTGTTGGGAATGCATCATACAATGTGTATTCATAATATTTTGGTATACCATCTGCGCCGTCAGTACTATAGTGCTTAATTATTATGTTACAAGCAAAATCCTTTTTATATCCAACCTCATAGGGCAGCTGACCGTTTATTTGTGAAAAAGGTCCGTCTGAATAATTGTAATTAATTACAGATTGCATCCATTGATGAAAAAACCGAAGTACCATGTGATCCGAGTCTAACATAAATACTGCATTGAATTGGTCAGGTGTAACAGCTGTTGGGATTGATTGTTTAACACCAAACGCATTTGGATAATAATCAGCTACCGTATAATTTAAACCAGGAATTGTAGCGGTTTGACAAAAAAATCTGAGATCTTGCATTGTCATGCCATCTGATTGCACAGGCCCATTCATTATTTCAACAACGTATAAGTTTTTGCGCGCTGGGCCACCGTACTTATTCATAGTACTTTTAAATTCGTTTATATTAAATGGCATTTACCGCCCGCCTCTTGCTATTTTTCTTGAGTCTGCCCAAACTCTTCCTTTTGAAGACTTTTCAAAATGTTCAGATGGTAAGAATAATGCTATATCCCATTCAGTAGGATTTATGTATACCAATTTTGTTCTTATCTGAGACGTTAAATAATGTTTCACCGTGGGTTTAAATTCTCTATATTTTGAAGCACCATTAAGGATACTATATGATATTTGCATTTTTGTAGTTTCATCATATTTTTGGTTTCCTGTCACTTCGTATAAAGCATCCATTAATTGCGCACGTAAAGGAAGCGGTAAGTAATGAAAGTTCATTCCAAGAAAGCCGCCTTTAGCTTTATTTATTGGAAATACAAGCGGGAACCTGTCATAATAAGGAAGAGTTTCTTTATGTTTAGGATCGTATAAAAAAGTATACATATGGCCAAGCCTAAATCTACTTTCGTATCTATCTTTCATTTGACGGATAATTTTTGTTTCTTCTATACTTGAACGTGATACTGCTTTTGCTTGATTTCTATACCAATCACGCGCTGCTTTTGTACGTGCTGGCACTTGGCCTGCTCGAATACCTTTTAAAAGAATTTCGTCAAATATTTTTGCAGTCATTACTTAATTCCCAATTCGTGTTCGGTAAATATTTCAAATATCCATCCTCTATCTGCGCAATATTGGCGCGCAGCTTTCCATTTAGATTCGTTAACACCGTAAGTTTTAACTTCGTTTATATATCTACGTGAAAGTCTTCCTGAAGGAGTTGCGTTTTTTTTCCGAATATCAGGAGCTTTGGTTTGTGCATGCGGTTTTATTTCTATCATAATAGTTTCAGTTGTGCCATTCGGTGTTCTCTTTCTTACAACTACGTCTGGGTAATACCTATGTCTTTTTCCATCTATAGGAGACATATAAGGTACTATAACTTCTTCACTTTGCCACCAAATAACATCAGGATGAATATCAATATACCTAAAGAATTTAAATTCCCATAAAGATCTATATATGATCTTTGAAGGATCTCCCTTATACTTCTCCGGGTGTTTTGGCCTAAATCGCCCTTTATGTCCTCTAGTCATTTATGCTGTCCAAATTTTAATATAAATAGAATCAAAGCCAATGTATATCTCTATTTATAAAGGAATTTAGGTTTGCCCTATCAAGATTTTGGTCAAAGACCCGAGCAGGTCATAAGTAACAGTAAAAATTCGCAAAGTTCTAATTTTTTAAACTTTCCGCTGAATATTGGTGCACACAGCGTATTATTGGCTTTTAATAAATATTCTTTTGTTCCACCTGGTGAACGAGGGTTAAATACATTATCCGGTGGCTCTTCTAGAAATCGTGCTGGTCAATTTGGGCCAGTACCGAACGGAACGGATGTAATTCAGCTCCCATTGCCTGCTAATATTCAAGACACTTATTCTGTTAGAGTAGCAGGAAGTGATATGGGTATTGCACAGTCAGCAGTTGCTACAGGGGCATCTCAATTTGCTGGAGCCGGTGATCTTACTGTTTCAAATTTAGGAAATGTTTTAGGTAATTTGATACCTGGCGTAGATTTAAGTTCAATACTTAATTCTGATATTGACCAAGCTTCAAAAAACTTATCGTTTTTAGGTAGAAGATCAATTGATAAGTTACTTGCCGGCAGTGGAAAGGCAATTGACCAAGGATTAGGAAACACGGTTAACCCAAAGTCATCGCTGTTTTTTGAAGGTGTAAATTTAAAACAGTTTGATTTTAATTGGACACTTGCGCCAACAGAAAATGCAGAATCTGATAGAATAAGAGATATCATTACAACTATTCGAAGAAACATTCTTCCTACTTATGGGAGTGCAGTTGGTTTTAACAAGGTATTGTTAAATTATCCTAGTACTGTAGATATATTCTTTTTAGGAATTGATGATGGATATTTCTTTAAATATAAAACATGTATGGTACAACAATTTCAAAATAACTACACGCCAAACGGATTGGCCGTTGTAACTGGCGGTAAACCAGCTATGGTATCAATGAATATGACTCTCATGGAAATGGATATACATACATCTGAAGATTATGGCGGAGTATCAACTACTAATACGTCAGTTTCAAATTTAACAGCTGGTGATCAAATAATAAGCGGCGGAGCGGGGTAAGTTAAATGAGCGGAGAATATTTTGATAAATTTCCAGATATAAGTTATAATAATGTTTTAGTAAAAGACATAACAAAAAGAGTAAATTTTCTAAAGGAAACTTTGCAAGATCCGTATTCTTTTTTGCCGTATACTATTAAGGAAGGCGAAAGAGCTGAGGATATTGCGTATCACTATTACGGCGACTCCAACTATACTTGGCTAATATATTTAGCAAATAATATTATTGACCCGTATAATGAATGGCCGATGGACGAATACACATTTAACCAATATTTAATTAGTAAATATAGTGATCAAGCTGGTGGGTTAAATGGTTATGATTTAGTTGATTGGACCAGAACTACTACTAACGCGGATAATATAGTTTACTATTATAAAGAGGTATAAAATGGCAATTGATATAATAAAGATTAGTCCCGACAGTTTTAGAACTCTTTACCTCCGCAAAGAAGATAGAGTCATATTAAGAAGCGAAGCAGGCAAGCGAATTGTATTACAAAAAATCATCCCAGCTGAGTGGAAACCATATCGCATTTGGGATTTTGAGGAAGCAATAAATGACAATAAAAGAAATATTCAACTTATTGATAGAAATTTAGTATCAAAAATTGAAAAAGAAATTACGAATAAATTAAATGAGTGAATTTATTTTACCAGGACAATACAAGCTATTAAGTGCTGTATTAGTTTCCGATTCAGCTGCATCTATCGAATTAGGAGTTTCAGGTCAAGGAAATTCAAATGAATTTTCAGGCTTCATACCTGTTTTTGTGATTGAAGAATCTATTAATTCCGACTGCATAAAAGGTTATGCGGAAATAGTTGATAATATAGGTTTTCTTGAGGACTTGCCAATTCGCGGCGAGGAACATTTAATTTTTACTATTGAAGACGCTATGAAAAATCGTAGAATTTATCAAATGCGAATATATAAAATTCAAAATGTAGAAATTAACGACGCAAACGACGGCTTAAGATATGAAATTCACTTTGTTTCAAAATCAAGATTTAATGTAAGTGCACGGCGCATTACAGAACCTTTCGAAGATAAAATATCAAACATAGCATCAACCATTTTTAATAGTTATTATAGCCCTCCGCAAAATTCTTCGAGCTTAGTTGTTGAACCAACCGAAGGCATATTTCGCTGTGTAATTCCAAATTATACACCAGTCCAAGCAATGAATTTTTTGTCACAGCGTGCTTATAGCACATCAAGCCCATCGTGCTCTTTTAGATTTTTTGAAACAGTTCACAATCACTTTTTTGTTTCAGACGAATATTTAATTAATCAGGCATTAAAAAATGTTAACGACATTAAAGAATTTACTTATAGTGATGCTTTAGACAAATCAGGCGAAGAATATTCGCAGCAAATGCAAAATTTTATAACTATTAAAAACGAAGATCGCGTTAACACAATGAAAGATCTTGGTTCTGGCGCATATCGTAGCCACGTTATTGAAATAGATTTAGTAAGAGGCCGAGTAAATCTTCCTACTAAATCTACAACACACTCTTATAATTTTGAAACAGAAAAAACAAAATATCTGTCCACCTCGGGGCGTAATACCGATGGAGGTATTCATTCTCCTGAATTTAAAAGTACTTATTTTACTCAAGAAAACGAAAAACGTTATATGGTAATTCGTGATTATGCAGATGATAGCGGAGAATTTCAATTAAGAGGAAATCAGTTTCTTCCAGAAATAGTTGCAAATAGAACAGCTTATCGACATCATTTAAATAACACTATGGTCCATGCAACAGCTAACGGTAGATTAGATTTAAACGCAGGGGGCATGATAAATATTAAAATACCTCAATTTCTTGCCTCATCTAAAAAAGGATTAAATCCGCAACTATCTGGATACTATATGATAGATACGGTAACTCATAACTTTGTAAGAGATGTACACACTACTGCTCTTAAATTAATTAAGTACGACTGGAACACGACATGATGGAAACTGGCGTAGGGATTTTAAATCCTTTATTTTTTATAGGGGTTGTAGAAAATAACGTCGACGATCGCCTTGAAGGAAGAGTTCAAGTACGTGCCTTTGGAGTACATGGAACGACCCAGCAAGTACCAACTGAAGATCTTCCTTGGGCAACACTGATACATGGAAGTTACGACCCTAACGCTGAAATACCGCGTTTAAACTCATTTGTATTTGGATTTTTCGTTGACGGCCGTGATGCGCAGCAGCCAATGATATTAGGTTTAATTCCAACACAAATGACTGAAATAATAAATCCGGATTTGACAGGCTGGGGTAAAATACCAGAAACAAATTCTAGAATTCTCGCAAAAGGATCAATGCCACCTGACTTTGGTCAACCAGCAAATTCAAAATTGGCGCGCGGGGAAAATATTGAACAAACTTATGTTCACCAGCAGGAAATGTCTCGTGTAAAAGATATCGGTATTGCAGACCAAAACCCAGATAAAGCCGATAGCGGAGATCGAGAATTTTTTGCAGAACCAGCACCTGCATATAATACACAATACCCATTCAATAGAGTAATAGAAACGGCTAATCATTCTATCGAATTGGATGATACACCAGGCTCTGAAAGAATTACTATATATCACGGTGAAGGCTCTTATATCACGATTGATGCACGAGGAAGCACTATTCATAAATCTATTTCTGATAAAATGCAAATAAATGATAGAAATAATTATGTGTATGTAAAAGGTAGAAACATAGTTACTATAGAAGGCGATTCACAGGTTTTAGTAAAAGGAAATAAGATAGAAGAAATCACTGGCGATTTAATACAAAACGTTAGAGGGAATCATTATCTTTCTGTTGGCGGGCAATCTACTATTAATGCAAGTGAAGAAATTCAAATAAGAGGTGGAAAGCTACGTCTTGAATCAAATGTAGAAGGCATTAATTTAAAAGCAAATAAAAAAATAAATCTACAGGCTAATGATGATATTAATTTAAAATCGGAAATAATGTATTTTGATGCATTAGGTGATTTAAGTATTAAATCTGAGCACGTAAAAATTGGTGGAGAATCGCAGGTGAGTATCAGTGCTGCACTTACTGCCATTGATGATTACGTACGTATGGCAGAAGGTTTAGCGGTCGAACCAAATTCTGCAGGCGCAGGTTTAGCTGAAGCCGTAGACGCTCCAGAACCTGTAAGTAAATCTATAAGTACAACAAGAAACGAAGGCTACGATGGCGGCATGATTGGTTCGAGCGGTTATGCGTCACAAGATGAAGGTGAAGAATCAGTTAATTCATCGGCCGCAACAGAAACACCTAGTGAAGCTTCGACTTCTTCTGCAGCAGATGCAATTAAAAAATCATCTAGCGGAGTTAAAACATCTGTAGCAGGCCTCGAAAACGATCAAGCGTTTCAAACAAAACTTGCGGAAATGCAAAGTAAATATCCCGGCCTCGAAAAGCAGCAATTATATGCAATCATTAGCGGTGAAAGCGCATTTAATACTGCTGCATATAATCAAAATTCTGGAGCGTCGGGTTTGTTTCAGTTTATACCTGCCACGGCAAAAGGCCTTGGTTATACAACGAGTCAAATTCGTAATATGAACCCAACTCAGCAATTAGAAGTATATGACAAATATCTTGCAAGTGCTAAATATAAAGGTGGCGATCTTGGAATTATTCAAGCAGCTCCGGCTTATTATGGCCGTGGTGATAATTTTGAAGTTTACAAAAGAGGCTCAAAAGCATATGAGCAAAATCCGCCATGGCGCGGTTCTGACGGCAGGATCACAGTAGGAAGCATTAATGCCTATTATAATAAAAATTGGGGCCTTAGCTAATGTTTAAACTATTGCAAGTTCAATCGCGAATAAATAGATTATAAAGGAAAAAGTAAAATGTCCGGGTCGAACATATCAACTAGAAATCATTGCGTTATCCGAATAGGATCAACAGCTTCAAATCCTGAAGCTGCAGTAAATGATGTGGTTGCAGCCTTCGCAAACGAATTAAACTTTGGGACATATACAATTAATAATGCAGATTCTTTAAGTAATAACTTCCAGCAAGGTGCAGTATTTAAACCAATAAGCACAACTGAACTGTTAATTCAACAATATGGCGAAACACCTTTCTATGAATCTGTTTCTACATTTAACACATACTTTGAAAATAGTGAAATAAAAAAACTAATTGCCAATACTGAAAGATACCCAAATATTACAAAAAGAATTAATCAAAATCTTATCTTTACGCCTATTGAAGTAGCAGAATTTACAAACACCTATCAGTATATACCAATAACACTTAAAGACCAAGCAAACACAATTACACCAAAACTTTTAAACGAAGTAGAAGATTTTTATGGAAGTAGTATTTCTAACGGAATACTTGATAGTTTTTGCTCTATTATGCCATCTGTGTTTGGAGCAATTGATGGATTTTTTGACACTCTTAACGATATACAAAATTTTGTAAGTGCAATTAAAAACTTTTCAGTCCAAGACTTAGCTTTAAAGCTGCTTATTGATAAAATTAAAGATCAAATAATAAATGTGGTTGAAAGAGTTGTTGATAATGTAAAAAATATTATTGAAAATTTTAGTATAGAAAATATCATCAAAGATGCCACAACGTATTTTCAACAAAACGTAATATTAAGATTTTATAATATTAAAGAAAAAGCGTTAAGCTTTTTTAGTCCATCTAATATTGAAAGTTTTAAAAATAAAATAAAAGGTATAATAGAATATGCTCTTAATTTATTTAAAAACCCATCATTAGATGAAATACAATTTTTAATATATCGCTTTTGTAGTTTTGGGGCCCAAATAGAAAATGGCATTAAAGGTCTTATAAACCCTTTAAAAGACTACACGAATAATTATCAGTCTTCTTTAAATACGTTAAAGTCATCCTCAAACGTAAATACAGAGCGCGCT